ATGAATATAAACCACCTTGAAGCCATACGGTTGTTAAAGCGGTGCCGACAGCAGAATTAAAGCCAAACTTGTGTATGCTTTCGTGAAAACTTATTTGATCTCTAGCAACTTGTAATTCAAAAGGCTCGGAAGTGCCAACCCTTGTAATTGATGATACTTCCTGAGCCATAACTTATGAATGAAAAACAGTTACTCTGTCTATATTACTTAATACAACGTGAATACCGTCTTCAAATAAAACTCCTGAATCAGGGATATTTAAAGTTTCGGTATCGTTAGCGTTGCAAGGAGCAATTAATAAAGTTGAGCCTGTAACAGTTCCGTTTCTAAAAGTAACGGTTCCGTCTGTAGCTCCACCTGCAATAATGTATCCTCTTAATCTAGATCTACCAGATACTAAAGAAGCTCCACCAGTTGCACCAGTAGCAGTCGTAGCTGTTTTAACATCAGATCCTACAATTCTACCTGCCATTATTTACTCCTGTTAAACGGACTCAGCGCCGTTGTTATAAACAGTATAAGTAAAGATACCTGTTACGGTTCCGCTAGTAGCTGCTGAAGCTCCAACGTTAGCTGTTACAGTTGTTTGCGCAGAAATACCAGTTCCTACTACCAACGCACCATCAGCACCTTTTAAAGTACCTTTAGTATCAGCATCAACTTCATTGAAGAATCCATCAGGATCAGCAGATGAACCGATATCTACAGTTGGAGAAGTACCACCAGCTGCACCGCCTAAAGATAAGAATGAAATAGGAACTGCTCCGGCTGGAAGAGTAAAGAGCTCTCCTGCTGAAGAAGATGTTCCAATTCTTACGTTGGTAGCACCTGTAGCTGTTGGGCTAAAAGAAATGGTTTCTGACAAAGTAACAACGCCTGGAGTAACTCCATCGCCTTTATCAGCACCGCCATAGGATCTTACGATTCCTTGAAATGTATTTGTTGCCATATATGGTCTCCTAAAATAGCCATACCATCTTTGGAGTTATCTGCCGAGCCAGTTGGTATAGCCGATTATCTCGGTTTACCTAAGTATAGTCTTTTATTAGTCTTGAGGAAAGTTTTCTTTGGATTTAAGAATGGATTCTCTAGAATTAAATAAAGCTTGATAAGATTCTTTAATAGATGGATCTTTTCCAAATTCATCCATCATATCTTTGCCTACCATTTCAATAAGAGCTTGAATAGTAGTAAGCCTGCCTTTGATATCATCTATTTTGCTTAAATCTTTCACTTTTATATTTGCCTCTAATTTTTGTCTTATATCATAGCCTTTTAGCCAATTTTTTACATTTATTCCTTTTTTTTCAAATTCAGAATAACTTTCCCAATCGCGTATTTCTTCTATATTTCTACCACATCCTTGGCAAATTTCGTCAAAGGGAGCCATAGACGTTGTACAACGTCCTGTACAGGGAGAGTTTGCTAGAGACAAACTCGAATGTAAACCAGTATTCATATAATATATTTATTTGGTTTACCTTGATTCTACAATAAGAATCAATTTAAAGGTAGCTTTTTGTAACTTTTATTTTTTTACTTAAAAAAGAAAGGGAGCCGAAGCTCCCTTTCAGTAGGTTAAACAACCCACCCCGAAAAATCGGTATTAAGCACCTTGAGATGCAAATACACATCTCCAGTTTGACCACCCGAAGGAGTATCTTTCTCTAGCTTTGTAACGCATGTTACCAGTATCGAAATCACCTTCTAATGCAGTTTGCATTGGGCTTCTTTGGAAGTGCTTGAATCCATCTGGACAGTCGGTTTTGACAAACCAAGCATCGCTATCTGTCAAATAATGGTTTACAACGTAGCCTTGTGGCAACATTCCCATATTTTTCATAGCGTTGATGTCATTGTCAGCTGTGCCAACTCTTCCTGGAGTCATTAACAATCTATCAGCAATAAATTGTAATTGTGGTGGAACAATCAACTTGCTACCTTGTAGAGCAATCGCTAGATTTCTGTCATCAGTTAAAGTTGAGATAGAAATAAGAGCGTCTTCTAATGAAGTCTCATTAAGGTCGGTGTAAGTTGAAGGTCTGTTGCTTGATGTTCCGCCGCCACCGAGTGGGTGAGCATTAGAAACAAGAGCAACACCATCACCACCAGTATAACTGCTGCTGAAAGCGTTATTTAATACTGAAGCAGCTTTAATTTGCTTAGTATTTGCCATAGATCTAGCTAGAGCTTTTGTATATCTAGCACCAAGTCTATCGTAAAGATTATCTTCAATTGCTTCTTCTGTTAGAGCAAAAGCAAGAGCTACAGTTTCGTGGCTGTAACGTGAAGTATAGCCTTCGGTGGCGTTATCAAATGAAACACCAGCTCCTTCAGCTTTTACTTGAGCGTTACCAAATCCAACGATCAATACCTCTTCTTCAAAAGCTCTGTCTGAAGATTCAGTTTCAAAGATTTCTTCGTGTTCTGAGTCGTACCTAGCGTACTCCATGCCAAACAAGGCATTCAAACCAGGCTCGAGCTCTTTTGCTAATTGTGAACGATTAATTGCCATGATTAGACTCCTACTGTTTGAGCATAGAAGTGCTCGTTAATTTTGACAATCATGTTGACATTTGCAGACTGAGATCCAGTACCTAAAGTATTGTTGTCAGGATCACCTGAGAAACCAACAATTCTTAATTGTGCTGAAGTCGCTGCAGTTGTTCCAGAAATCTCTACAGCAGAGATTCCAGTCTTGGTTGAGCCAGAAGTGTAAACGATGTCAGCGTTGTTACCTACTACGGTTTGAACAACTGAACCAGTCGCTGCACTTTGAACTTCAAACAAGGCATTCGGATCGTCAACTACGAAAGCCACCGCATCTGATGTCACAGTACCACTTGGCCAGTAAGCTGAAAAAATCACCTCACCGTTTGAGTTGGTATATTGACATCCCCTAAAAACGCCTAGAGCTTGATCGCCAGCAGCAGCTACTAAAATAGTACCTGTATTAGCCATCTTAACTAGGTCGCCTGAAAAGATATTTCCGGACGCGCCAGAAGCAATTTTGTATTCGGTAGTTCCTGCAGAATTATAACCCGAACCTAATTCGCCAACTGGTTTTAGACCGAAAGGTGCATCTTTGTTAGCCATAATATTACCTTTTATCTAAAAAGTTTCTAAAAGTGAAAAGATTAATTTCTCTTTCCACCACCAAAAGTAACGCTTGAACTTCTCTGAGGTTTTAATATCGGAGAAGATGGATCAGATTCCTTCATCAAATCATTATCAATTGCATCCTGTTGAGATTGCGCACGACCTGAAAAGTAGGCGTTCCTTTCGTCACGTGTTTCATTGGGAATCTTAGCCAAAAGCAAACCACCCACGGCTACAACACCAGCGTGCCTTCCATCGTCCATCGTTGGAAGTTCAAAGTCTCCTATCTCTTCTTTACGTACTAGCTCAAAGCCTTCACGTAATCTTGACATAACATTCTTTTTATCTTCCTGACCGACAATCTCGGCTCTTATCCACCTGTAGGTATATCCTTCAGGTGCTGGTGGTGTCTCCAACATAGATGGGGGACGCCAAGGTTTGCGAGCGCTTGTACTAGCTCGAGTATCTGCAGAACGTGGTGTTCTGTTATCTGTTTTTATTTTATCTGTCATAGTCCTTACCTTTTAATATATTTAGCATATTCTTGAACTGGAACATTCAAACGACGTGCCATTTCAACTTCGCTTTTGGTAAGTCTAACTTGTCGTTTGCGTCCAGAGCCATCAGATCTAACAGCTGGAGCAACGGTTTGTTGCATCCTGCTTTTGGTCTTTTCCCCACTAAACTTATGAGGAAATTCAGCTCTGATACGTTTATCTATCTCATCATAATACATTGAATCGCTAGGATCAAATCCTTCTTCTTCAATTAATTTACGATGAATGTTAAAAGCAGCTAAAGTCATAGTTTCGTCTTCACCAAACCAAGCATTTTTTTCTGCCCAGTCTTGAGCAGCAGGGTCTGGCTCAGGCGCTGCTTGCGGCTGCTGAAATTGTTGAAACTGTTGAGGATTGTAATTTTGGTAAGTAGGTTCAGGCTGTTCAGACTTCATTCTATTATTTACCAATTTACTTTCTTCAACAGTAATCTTATCTAAAATTTCTTGGGCTTTCGTTACCTTATCCCAATCTTGATCTTGATAAGCTTGTTTTAAAACTGCATTTGCTTGAGCTCTTTGAGATTTAAGCCTACTTTCAGCTTCACCAAAATAACTTTTATTTAGCTGAGATGTACTACTTTTCAGTCTATCATTTTCAACTTGTAAGTTTTTGGCATATTCGTATGCTGATTGCGCAGCTCTTTCTTGCTCTCGCATTTTTTTAGTAAGCGTAGCAATACGCTTTTGAACGCTTTTAGAGTAATCCTCTAATTCGTCTTCTTTACTAGCTTTCTGCCCTTCTTCGGCAGAAACATCTTCGACTGCTTCATTAGCATCAGAATCATCAGATTCTGTAACATCTAATTCAACAAGTTCGCCTTCGTCTTCTAGTCTTTCTTCTATTTGATTTGTTGCTTCTTCTTGCATGATTTCCTCACGTTATAGCGTAACGATATCGTCCGGATCTGCGATCGTCGCGATTACTTCGTCGTCGTTTATTATTCGGCATTCAGCATCATCGCCTAATTTAAAGCGAGCTCCTGCATACCGTCCTATTAGCACCCAGCTTCTTTCTTGACACCAGGGTGTGTCTCCAAATTTATCTTTGTCTTTATAACAAAGCGGTCCCATCTTGACCACATACGCAACAACAGAAGCTAAAGCCTCTCTGTCAACAGTATCTTTTACAAGCGTGATTCCACCTTTGGATACTCCTCGACCGCGATACGGAAGTATCAACATACGCCAGCCGCTAGGACTTGGCATACGCTCGATCAAAGATTTAGACATCAGGGTTGGGTCTAATACTCTTTCGTCGGGACTAACAAAAGCAGAATCTACTTCTGATTTGCTTTCCTCAACTTTTTTTTCCTGATTAGCTTTTGCAGCTTCTAGTTCTACTTCAGCAGCAATATGGTCAGGTACCAGTACTCTCTTCTCCGTCATCTTCTACTATCCTTTTTAGCAATTCTCTTAACTCTGATTCTACGTCGTCGAGAGAATTGTAGCGACCACGTAAAAATTGATAATCCTCAAAAGACTTAACCCCATTTAATAACTGGGCGTTAATATCTTCTTTCTTCTCCTTTAGCCGTTTCTTTAAATTGTCGGCCAACCAAATTGTTGACATTTATTCTTAGTATATACCTGAGAATTTTCCGCCAAATTCTGCTTCGCCCATACCTCTTGCTTTACCTTTGCCCATACCTGGCTTAGATGAAGCGTCAGCGTTGACGTTTTTCATATCGTTAAAAGCAACGCTACCCTTATTTGAGTAAGGTTGTTTTTTTAATATTTTAGGAGTTTCTAAATTTTTTATTTCAGTTCTTTTAATCATTTGTTACCTAAATTGACTTAATCCTAAGTCTATTAATTTTAATTCCTTTTGTTGATCAAGTCTATCTTGAGCAGTATCGTCCTTCATTCTAGCAATATTGCGTTGAACGTCAATTCTTTCTCTATCAATCTGATCTTGTCTCATCTTTTCTTCCATTCTTAATCTTTCTTTTATTTCAAATTGATCTCTGTCTTGTTGCAATTCTTGACCTTTGAGCGCAAGTTCTTGTTTTCTAATTTCAACCAGCGGATCTTCTTGAGGAGGTGTTGCAACTTGTTGAGCAAATTGAGTCATTAATTCAGTCATTATTGGAGAGCTGAATTGAGCCAATAAATCGTTTGCTTGCTGCAATAAAGGAGCTGCCTCAACTGGAGACATTTGCTGAGCTTGTTGTTGTAATTGTTGATATTGTTGTAAAGCTTCTGGAGGCATTTGTTGTTGCGCAATTAAATCAGCTTTCATTTGCAAATGTTGCATGATATGTGCATGTATATTAGCTTGCACTTGCGCATTCATTTGTACCGGAGGCATGTTAAGTAAATTAACGTGCGTTGCGATATGGGCATCATGGTTTTGTTGTATAAATGCTTGAGCTGGTCCACCTGATAATAAACCTGAATTTTCAAAACCAGCTTCTATAGGTTTTGGTTCTGTATCGGGTGGTGGAATTAATAGCGCATCTATATTGTCTACACCTAAAGCTGCATACATTCTTCGGTATGCTTCGTACACGCCATTAGGACCATGTACTTGAGGATTAGACTGAACTAACTGCATCATCTCTTGAGCCATTACTATTCTTTGGCTGGTTGAGAAAATATCAGGATTAGAAACTGGAAATACATCTACTCTGTCATCAAAGTCAGCTTGTTTAATTTCCATCTGGCCGCCTGATACCGCATATGGATAAACTGGAGGAAGACTATCGGCAAATATTCTTGCTAATAAATTAAATTCTTTTTTCTGAGCAGAATGAAGGCGTTTATGAATAGCAGACAATACCTTGGTAGATCTTTCTAGTAAAGCTAAAGTTGTTCCTACAGGAGCTTGCGAATTTCCTTCGCCAACATTTATTTCAGCAATAGATGCAAATCTTTGTCCGTTTTGAACCAATATCCCTAATAGTTGTAATAAAGTTCCACTTGGTTCTTTGAATGGTAAAGGTTGAATAGCATCTCTTAAAGAACCTGCTGGAGCATCCACATCTCTAAATTCGCCTGGCTGAATTGGAGAATCTTCATCTCTAATTCTAATACCTCTAGTTTTAAAACCAGCCGGTAAATTAGATAAAGTACCAGCATCAATTAATTGTCTGATAATTGAAGTTGAGGCTTTAGATAAACCTCCAATCATATGAGTTAAACCAAATCCATAAAAACCTAGTCCAGGCAAAAATTTAAAATGAACAAAGTATTCGATCTTTTCTTTCATTGGATCGTCTTCAACAAAGTTTCTTCTAATAGCTAAAACATTTTCGCTGTTAGCATCTATCGTTACGATATAAGGCAATTTAACTTCGGTAAATTCACCATTTTCATCTTTGTCTTCAAAACCTTCTAAATCTAAATTGCAATGAACCTCGTATAAGTTACATACTTCACCAGTATCGTAAGATGGTCTCATTCCTTCTAAATCTTCTATTTCAGTTTTTAAACCTGAATCTTGGTTTGGCATATCAACGCCACTTACTTTAACGTTACGATAAAAACCAATTGCTTGTAATTTTTTAACATCATTCTCAGGCATCTTAATCAGATGCGTGATTCTAGGGCAAGATTCTAAATCGGTTGTATAGTAAGGAACGATTAAATCTTCAGGTGGAACAAACTTAGAAACAGCTCGTTGCATATTTTCGTCGTAATACACTTTCTTAAATGCAGATCCTGCCAACGGTAAATAGAAAAGCATTTGATCTAATTCTTCGTCGTATTCTTCCATTACATGAACTATTTGATAGTTCATAAATTCTTTAACGCGTTGAGCTTGTTCTTCTACTTGCGAATTATATTCACCAATAACTTGAGTTTTAACTGGTCCTTGAGGAGGCAATAATTCTTTGTAAGCTTGCGCTTGAAACTGAGTAACGGATTCTGCAAGCAAAGGATGGATAACTCCGCTTGCTCCTTGAAATGGCTCTGATCTTTCATCGTCAAACTTCATACCTAAATATTTCAATCCATCGGTATAAGTTTTTTCCCAATCTTCGCGAGCAGACTTATCGTTTTCGATCGCGGCCGTTAACTCTACATAAATTTTGTCTAATTCTTCTTCTGAAACAACCTCTGCTAAGTTTTCCCCAAAACCTAGCGAAGGCATGTCCACTTCTGGTTCACCTAAAATAACGGAACCGTCTTCTTGATATTGAATACCTTCTTCTCCCAATCCTTCTAAAATATCAATAATTTGATCGTCAATATCTTCAACTGATTGAGAGGTTGTTAAATCTTGATTCAACTCTAGATTTTGAGCTGGATCTGGTACTTGTCTTTCTATTGCCATTAGTAATAAACCCTTCTTCTTGGTTCTCTTTCCTCGTCTTCGTAGTCGCTGTCTAGATAAACAAAGCCGCCTTCACGGAATCGCATCAGCGCTTGAGTCATAGTATCACATAAATCGTCGTTAGCTCCAAATGGAAATGCAGCGCATTCTTCAATCATATCTTCTGCAAACATCATTTTGGGTGCCCAAACCATACCAGATTCAAAAATAGGTGCGACCGAGTGCATACGTGTTGTTTTATCGTGACCACGCGTGGGTGAGTAGTTTACAACAGGAATACCCATTCGTCTTAGTTCTTGCGTCAAAGGAGTTCCTGAAGCTTTTGCCTCAATCAATACCATATCAGTATCCCAATAACGATATTCACGCATCGCTATTTCTTTTAATTCTGGAAAGTCCCATCTACCTTTTTGACAATCTAATAAAATAATAGATTCTGGAGCATCTTCAGATGGTTTAAAAACTCCCCAAGTAGATATTGCCGAATAGTCAGCTGTTTCTCTTTTAGAAAATGCAGTATCGTAACTTTGCATAATATAACTAACTTTTGGTAACGTATCATGTTCCCATCTTTGCCACCAATCTCGTTTGATAATTGAGCCTTCTTCAGCAGTTGGTTGTTGCATCCATTGCGCATTCCATTTCATTCCAGGCAAAGATGCTTTAACTTTTAACAATTCATCTTTTGACCAAAATTCGGGCCAGAGAGGATCATCGGATTTAGGCAATATAGCTGGAAACTCTATTACTTCCCATTGATCAGCCAACGGTTCTTTTTGCGCTTCTAAAAGTTTGGCTGTTAAATCAATAGCTGACCAACGCGTCATCACTATTACGATAGATCCTTTTGGTTGTAAACGCTGTCTAGGACCAGAGGTGTACCAATCCCAAGCACTTTCTAACGCTGTTGGCGAAAGCGCATCTTGTTCAGAATGTGGATCGTCAATTATCAATAAATCCGCACCCCGTCCAGTAACCGCTCCTCCTACACCAGCCGCAAAATATTCTCCCCCTTTATTCGTCTCCCAACGACCAGCAGATTTGTTATCGGCTTGCAACTCTACTTCTGGAAATACTTGTTTGTATTCTTTTTGCGCCATCAAGTTCCTAACTTTCCTACCAAACCTAACCGCAAGTTCACCGGTATGCGTCGTCTGCATTATTTTCATTTTAGGATTGAGACCCATTATCCAAGATGGAAAATAGGTCGAAGCAAATTCGGATTTGGTATGACGAGGCGGCATGTTAACGATCAAGCGTTTGCACTTACCCGTTGCTACGTCCTCTAGTTTCTGCGCAAATATTTTATGGTGACGGCCGCAAATAAATTCTGGCCACATTTGATTAATATATTTCAAAAAGGATTTTTGGCATTCGTCTTGAACGCTATAGCCTTCTTGTTTTTCTAGCAAAAGCAGAGCTTCTTTGAGCTCTGATTCTGTCAAATGTGACAGGTCCATACTTTAAATATCGCGATAATTATCGTAAAGAGGCTTATCTACTGAGCCTCCACTTTTTTTATTTAATCTCTCTAGTTCTTCTAAAATAGCATCCAATTGTTCTTTGCTTGGATTGGTTAAAGTTTTTTGTTTATACGTAACTTTGTTGCCAAATTTTGATTGAGGTATGAATAGTTTTATTTTTTCTGTACCTTTATCAAAATCAATTACTTCTTCAAAATAAGGTCTTGGTCTAAATTCGTCAAGTTTTTCAAAAGTACCAAATCTTTCTGCAATATCTTTATCTCTTAGCAAAGCTCTTGCTAGAGTATTATCTCCAGATCTAAAATCTTTTGGTAATTTATTTATATCAAGCAAGTCTTTATAAAAATCTATTTTATCGCTATCTAAAATTTCATACTTACCTTTTAAAGGAATGTTGTCATCTGCATATAAAGCAAGTCTTTCTTTAAATGGAATTGTTTGAATATAATCTAATATTTCTTCTCTAGTTACATTTTCAAAATCAGCTGACGTTGGTTTTGCTAAATTTCTTTTACCAAGATTAAAATCTTCAATTGCTTTTGCGATATCTTCTTGACTTGCAAGTTGCTTGCCTTTTCCGGATGCTTCTAAATAAAGTCTTTCAGCTTCGGCTGGATTTTTTATTTTTAAAGTCTTTCTAATCTGTTCAGCCTCAGCAATATCGCCTTTAGCTCCAGATCTGAATAAAGAAGCTATACGCTGATGTTTTAAAAGTTCTTGACCAAGTTCTTTTAATCCAAGTTGTAAGCCTTTACCAGGAGGACCACCCATCGCAATAAATGGATCGCCTCTCAGCGTTTCATCTGCTCTAGAAAAAAAATCAGATAAGTTTTTTAATACCGGATCAGTTATAGGTTTTTTTTGAAGCTCTAGTTCTTCTAAGCCTGTTATCGGTTCAATACGATATCTTTCTAGATCAGCCATCTTAGCCGAGAGCAGCTAACTCAGAATCGATACTTGGTCCTTGCAACATTTCGATAACTGCTTGGAATACTGCAGCGATATCTTCGTCGTCTAGTCCCATTTGCTTGAGCATACCAATAACTTGTTCTTCGGTTGCTCCTTGTTGAATCATTTGAACGACTTGCTGAACGATTTGATCTAAAGGTGCAGCTTCTTGGCTAACGCTTTGAATGCTCATCAAGCTTTCTTGAATATCGTCACCTTCTGGCTCCATTTCCATTTCCATTTCAGCTTCGCCGCCTTCTGCAAAAGTTTCAAAGGGTAAGTTGCTAGTAATTCTTCCAGCCTCTCCACCCAAATCTCTCGCCATTCCTAAACTTGGATATTTACCAGTTTTATCAATAAATTTTTTCTTCATTTCTTTTGGAAGATATGTATCAATCATCATTTCTTTATCGCCCATCTGAGCCATCATTTGAACTCTTTTATTATCGATCTCGTTGATTCGATCGTTTAGTTCAAGAGCTTTGCGCATATCTTTGTTCTTAACAGCAAATTCCATATCAACACGTAGCTGATCTGCTAACGCGCCTAAACTAAAAATTTTGCCGCCTAAAGTTTGATCTATTCCTGGCATTTTATCGTAATCCTTTTAATTGCATTTGTATCATATCAATTGGGCCGCCGTATGCAAAGGCAAAACGGTTAAATGGCTGTATTGGTAAATTTGGTCTAGTTTGTACTGGCATTCTTGGCGCAGTAGTTGGAATCGTTCTAGGTGGTTGCGAAACTATCGGACTAACTGATCTTGGCGCTGGTTCAGTAGGTAAAGGCTTAAACCGTTGTACTAATCCGCTGATACCGCCTGTTTCAGTAGGAGGGGGTAAGTCAACACGCGGACTATAAAATTTACCACCTGGTTCGTAAAGTCCTGGAGATCCGCCAGCATATAACTTACCATCTGAAGGAGGAGCTGAAGGAGTCGGAGCTAGCGGAGTCATTTCTACTGGCGGTTGATATATTTTAAAATCTTCTGGCTTGCCGCCGCCCGCAGTTACTCTCCCATATAAATCTTGAATCCCTTGTTGAATGGCATCCCCACCTGGCATCATACTTACAGCAGCATCTATTCTTTCTTGATCGCGTAAATACGAATCAAAAGGTGTAGCAGGTTGTTCGCTAATAACTGCTGGAACTTCTGCAGCCTTTTGTCCTAACGCAGAGATTTGGGCTTGCAAGTCGGCTATTGTCGACTCCCTCTCACCCAATAAACTTTGTCTCTCAGAAAGCAACGATTGCTTTTGGGATTCAAGCGCCTGCGCTTGTTCTTCTGCAGCTTGAGCTCTTATTACATCTTGTTTTGCTATCGCTTGATCTCTTTCTGCGGTAACGTTGGCAAGCGCTTGATTGATTTCGTTAATCTGACCTTCGTAACCACTCGTCACTTGTTGCAACTTTTCGGCAGCTCTTGCTTCGGCTGCGGCAACGGCGTTGACGCCTCTGGCTTCTGCTTCGGCAACGGCTTGCTGAAGTTCAGATTGTAATCTTGCTTGCTGTTCGTTAAGCGCTTGAATTTTTTCTTCACTTAACTGCTGACGAATAACGTCTTGCATTTCGATAGCGTCGTTTCTCTCGACGAGTAAACCTTGCTTGGCAGTTTCTAATTCTTGAATACTGCCTTGCAATTGATTGACTTGGTCTCCGTAATATCTTTCTACTTCTGCGGCTCTTGCGCCTAACGCTGCGCCGAAAGATTGAAAGTCACCCATACCAGCAGTTGTAGTATCAGTTGTAGTTGTAGTATCTTCCTGGCCGGAGGAATCCTGTTGTTCTTGTTCTGTAATTCTTGGGGGTGGCCCTCCGAAGAAATTAATATCCTGTAGGTAATTTACGGGCTCAAAGGATGGTAACTCAATAGGGCCTCTAACAGCCGAGCCCATCTCCGGTAGATTTAAAAATGAATAATCTGTTACGAAACCATTTGCCATATATTTCCTACATATATTTTTAAGCAGCGAGTAAAGCAAAAGTCTTGGAGAAGATAGTATGAACGAAGTGCTAAATACTCTACTCGCTTGGGAAAATGATAGCCGACTAAGGGATCCTTTACAAGCAAAGAATCAAAAGTTGAAAAATGCCTGAGTTTTTAACTATATTGTTGTCCTTTAGTTGTATGTGTAAGGATGTTATTTTGTTTTAGGGGGGTACCCGTCTCGCTTTTTATACTTATCTGTCCGACTTTACCGACCGAAAAGAATCATATACAGCCAACACGCGTAGCGTGTTGACCTTATTACTCTCGAGCGAACGAAGTGAGCGAGAGCGATTGGATAGGGCGGAATAGATCTATAGACTAAAATAGCAATAAATACGGCTAGATATAGATAAATATGGCTAGATTTGGCTATAAATACCCCAGTATTTGCCTATATTTGCCCTTGTTTTGCCGTTTTTCTGTAGATTTTAGCCCTCTTACCTCTCCCCTACCCTAGCATTTAGATAAAAAAAAGGGGGCTAAATGCCCCCTCTTTTCCGTTCTTATCCTAATCTATTAACCAAAGGAAGATAGTTAGGACTAATACGGCAAACACTCATACTCCTTAGCCTGACATGCAGAGATAAATTTGACATCATCAAATCTAGGATTGCATGTTCGGAAGTAATCGCAGAGCTCACTTACCAAGTCGCTTGAGTCAATCCACCTAGTCAGGTTTCTAGTATTAACCTCACTAGCATCTTCTCTCAGTTCAGAGATAATCTCGGCTATCGCTTTAAAGTCGCGTTTACTCATACTCATATCGCCACCTCTTTCTGAGCTTCGATCTCTTGGTCAAGCAGAGCCATTCCGTCCTGCCATACTCTATCAGCGTCGTCCATACGATCGCATCTGATTAAGAAGATAGCCATTTCGATTTTGAACTTGGCTAACTCTAAGTTGGTTTTTTCCTTATCCATTCTGCACCCCCTTAACCTTAGCAGTCAGAGTGACCTCGTAGCCCTCAGGCGAATAGATCGCGTCTAGTCTTTCCTCTAGCGTTTCAATCGCTGAGGTGTGGTCTTCGATCTGACTACTCATGTCGTCTAGATCGTAGCGATCTCTCACCCATTCTAGATCATCTACTGAGTTTTGAAGATCATCAACCTGAGAGCAGACACCCTCTAGATTGTATCGTCTAGCCAGTAGACTTTCGAGCACTCGCTCGACTTGCTCGTCAGTAGCTACGATCTGATTTAGACCAAGCCATTTTAATATCATCTGTTTAAACATTTAGCACCCCCTTAATTGCTAACTCTGTTCTGTCTACGAATGACTGCAAAGTTTCAGATGGATTTGACGCCACGCTGACACGCTCCTCAGCGTTCCAAATGTGGCAAGTGAAAGTATTATCTCGATTAGACCAAAAAGCTCTATTGAAATTCAATACTTTGAATTCCTCACCTTGTCTGATCTGATCAGAAACAATATGACGACCGCTTATTGCTGGGGGTTGTCTAAAACCAGCTCTTAAAATATCAAGCATTTGTAAACTCCTTTTGAAATGTTGATAAGAGAATTATAAGCGATCTGTAGACAAATTGTCTACTGCTAATTTATTAAATAATTGGGGGCAGATCTTGGAGTTGCGATTGTCCAGATGACGACCTGATCGCTACCTGATCGCGATTTCAAAAAAAAAAAAAAAAAAAAAAAAAAAAAAAAAAAAAAAATCAAATATATACCTGAATGTGTAAGGTGTGCTTTGTTATTTGATTGTAGAATGTTCCCGACTTCCCGACTTCCCGATTACCGACTGTTCCCGATTCCCGATTTTTTCAAAAGTTTAGAAAGGAAAAGCCGGACAACAAAGGAAATGCTATTTTTTACCCCTTTATCCCCCCTTAAAGAATTGAAAGCGATTTTATCTGCTACTAGATGTAAAAAAGGGGGATTTCTCCCCCTATCAACATTTAACGGAGTTTACGCTAAAAATTTAAAAGAATATAACCGCCGTTATCAAGTGGTATTACTTGAGTATGAGCGTGTAAATCTTCCTCTGTTTTTATTCCTTCGTAGTTTTCCTTGATTTCTTCAAAGCTGTCATATTCTGACCATTCGCAACAAATGGCGATAGGATCAAATTCTATCTGTTCTCCCATTCCATCTTCTAATTCTTCGTAGAAATCAAAAAGAGCGTTTAAACCATCATATGAAAAGTTTTCCGGTCTTAGCTTTCTAAAGGTATCTATAAATGTAGTTCTTGTAACTGTATCAAACATTTTAAACCCCCAATATTTTAGCTACTCTTTCAAGATCGCTAAGAGATAATTTATTGATAGCATCAGTATTAATAAGACTGCCATTTTGCCACGCTTGTAAGCCTTGACGATCTTTTAATTCATTCCTAGCAAATATTGCTAGATCACTTTCACTTCCCGCTCTTTGTTTAACAAAGTTCTCAAGCGTTTTGTTATTCATCTCTAAGACTTTTTGCTTAGCTTGTTCTAAAGTTAGACTTTCCATTTTCAACTCCTTTTAAATGTGAATTTCTATTCTTTTATTATACTGACTTTTTTAAGATTGTATACATTTTGTAAAAATAATTGTTGACTTTTTGTATACTTATAAAAGACAATAAAACTTACATATATAGGAGTGTGTATGGAATTAATAAAAACAGAGGTTGTAGACAGAAGTGCCTACGATAAACCAAACATAGTTATCAAAGTGTATGAGCATATCCCCGATATCCCGAAACCAATTACTGATAAAGAGTGGGAAGATCATTTTGACAACTACGCTAATGGCGATTTTGTTCAAGGTAAATACTCTTACGAGGTTTACCGACAAGGGGAACTAGAGCCATTCTTTTCTGATAGCCATGACATATGGGATATCGAGAACGCCTTAAATTTAGCTTATCAAGACTTTGGCGATAAATGGGAGTGTGCATGAAAACAAAAAAATTAAATAAAGCTGAACTTAATGTATTGGTTGCGGTTGTCGATCAAATAGCATCTTACAATTTTGCAATGAGAAACATACAAGAGTATGTGGAACACATGTTAACGCCAAAACAGATACATCTTTTACGCGAAAAACTTGGATATCAATTAACAGAGATTTCAAGATGAAACCGACATCAACTAACGGAGTGTGTTATATCGTTTCTGAAACTAGATCAAGGCGTGTATGGATTAATACCGACTACCCGACTGAGAAATCCCGAAAGAAAGCAATAACCAAATTTTTTAACGAGAATGGGGAAGACACTTTTTCAACAAGTGCTACCTATTATTTAGCTAACCCAAATAAATTCAAACAAGGAGTGAATGATGATATTGATTAATTTTGGAATACAAGACGGCTCATGCGAATACAGAGAATGGGATTACGATACCAATTTCTCTAAAGCTGATTACGACAATGGCAAAGTTAAAGACTTTGATCTTTTACAAACTATGTATTGTGTAGATGAAGATGATCTTGATAGCAATGATACATATTGGGCTGGAGATAAATTGGTATGGATTGAAAATGTTCAAGACATTGACCAATCTACCCTAGATATTCTAAGGAGATATGTCTAATGGACGCTATAGAAACAATTAAAACCAAAAGATTTATCGCTGATATTTATATTGATGATATGCCATATAGCCCTAGAGAAGATGACAATCTAGGAACGCTAATAGCATTTCATTCTAGGTATGACTTATCAGATGACGATAGATGGACTAAAGAGGAATTGATAGAACATGTTGCAAAAGAAGATGTTTTATCTTTACCCGTTTATATGTATGAACATTCGGGAGTAGCCCTATCTACTGAGCCATTTTCTTGTTCTTGGGATAGTGGGCAAGTAGGTTATATCTTTGTTTCTCATGCTGAGATTATTGAGTGCTACGGCAAACTAGATTTAGATACAGCTAAGAAGTGTTTAGAAACTGAGATAGACGAATACGGACTTTATCTTAACGGAGAGGTTTACGGCTATAAGGTATATCGCAAAGACGGAGAAGATGTTAATTCTTGTTGGGGATATATTGGCTACGATAATGCCGTATATGAAACTAATGTAGCACTAGCATGTGCTGAGGAGAACGAAGATGAGTAATAAATGGAGATATGTTGTATGGGTTGGTGGTTGTGATGATTACTATACTGAATACGAGAGAGCCAAAGAGCATTATGATAAATGGATTGAGCAAGGATATGATGATGTGCATTTATTAAAACTAAAGGAGAACGAAGATGAGTAGCTATATCTCTGAAATTGTAGAAGAAGATGTTATTACTTGCGAATGTTGTAAAAAGAACTTTCTAACAAATGAAATTACTTTAGATGATTTCAATTTCGCGTGGGATAACTATACAACGATTGATTGTTGTTCTGATTGTGCAAGTAGCAATATGGAATGTTATGCGATTGATTTTGACAAAATGAATAATTCTCAAAAGTTATCCTTTGTTGCCGAAAGAAATGGATATGTTGAAGACGGAATAGGTTATTTAGATGACGGCAACGAATTCCGAGATGACAACGGACAAGCACTTTTTATTGATAACGAGGAGAACGAAGATGTCTGAGAAAGAGATTATAGAAGAATTAGTATTAATGATTACTTGCGATTATTGGGATTTAATTCCTGAACATCATCAAAAAATTATTGAACAACGATTACAAAAACTAGGTTTATAAGGAGAACGAAGATGAGCGTAATAACTAAACCAAAAATAAAAACTAAATCATGGACGGCAGTAATAACTTACTCCGTACTTGATATGGGCAGAGAGTGCGATACTCAAGAAGAATATATTGAGATGGTAAAAGATCATTTCAGAGAAGAACATAATATCGAATTAACCGATAACGAGATAACCGATATTGAATTTGACGAGGTGGAATATGAGTAAGAAACCATACCTTAACTACGGCAATCTAGAATGGCATTTTGAACAAGACGATAAAACGCCACCTAGACAATTAGCTAATATCCCTTTGGGAGAACTAGACGAGCCAATTACTACAGGCAGAGAATTACTTGCCTATCTATCCAAATGTCTTAACAAAGACAGATATGCCTTTAGGAACAGAGGTAGAGGTAGTAGAAAACATGCTACAGGATTTATGAGAGATCTAACGATTGATCAAGCAGAAAGAGTAGCTATCTACTTTCAAGAAAAAGAAAGTGTTATTAAGAAAGAGATCTTTCAACGAAACCGGTGGAAAGACAGATACCAACTTAATGATGCTATCAGAGAACTATCAAGAAGACTTTACGAACATGCTCAAAAGTATGGTGATGATGTTTTAATTTTACAAAAAAAGGAGAAGTGAAAATGAAAGTATATAAAGTATATACAAAATGGGTTGGCTATTCTGAAATAATAGTTGATGCAGAAGATGAACAAGAAGCTAAAGATTTTGTAGCTATGGGAAGTTATGACCCTAGTGAAGAATTGCAAACAGGGAATGGTCTTGATTATGGCTATGAAGATGAACAAGTTTATAAAATAGAGGAGATACCAAATGATTGAGAGAGTAACGAGTGCCTTACTAGATATGTATGACATACAAAATGCTTTAGATGAGAAAACCAAAAACTTACCTAAAGACAATGACGGAACGGATATAACTATTGGTGATTGTATTGCTGATGTTATTAGCACTTTAAGGAGAATACAAAATGAAACTAAATGAATACCAATTAGTTAAGAAACTAGGCGTAACTCAATTCAAAGAGTTAGCTGATCTTGTTGACGATCTTGGGTGGGACTATCAAAGAATGACTACAAGTGGCAGAGCAACATACAAGAAACTTTGCAATACACTTGGTTGGGAATTTGAATGGAATGATGAGGAGTTAGGCTAATGAAAGAATGGCAACAAGATAATTGGACTGAATTAACAACAGAAGATAATCAAGTCTTAGATGTTAATTTATGGACTGACGATACTACAGGTAAGCAATACATTTCTTTCTATCCTACAACTTGGAATGACGAGGGCTACTATACAGCAGACGGAAATTACCGAGAGGGATACAGAGAAACAGACAGCAATCCTATAGCAACTTATAGAGTAATTTTAGAGGAGAAATAAAAATGAAAGTAAAAGATCTAATTAAAGAACTACAGCAACAAGACCAAGATAAAACTGTAAATATCTTTATTGCCAAAGAATTTGGAGAAGACAATGTAGAAGATATTTATAGCGAAGTTATCTTAGATGTTATTGATCAAGATGATACTGTAGAAATTTATTGTTTAAAGGAGAGTGCAAATGTCAATTAGAAAAACAAACAAAGACAGATCAAACGACATATATCGTCTAATGTTAGTCTTTTTACAATACTATGGTTTTGAAAAGTCATACGCTGATGAAGAAAACTGGTTTATAAGAGATTTGCTATGCGACTTAAAACACTTTTGTGATGAATACGCTATTGATTTTTATGGCGAGTTAATTAGGGCTGAAAAGTTTTACGACCTAGAGGTGCAAGAAGAAAAAAAGGAGAGTGCTTAATGGATATAGGCAATAGATGTGTATGTTGTGGCGAAGATACTTCTTTTGGTAGTGGCAACTTCGTCAATCGTATTCCTGCAGATGCAGATTACGAGAGTTTAGACGAGCAAGGTAATGTTATCTTTGCTGACGGAGAATACAGGGACGGATATGCTTGTTCTGATTGTATGGCTATACCTTGTTATAGGTGTGATAAACCTATACCTTTAGACGAAGATCTATCACCTTGTTGTGTTTATCCTGAAGACCATATCAATCATTTTGATAATGAATTTTCAGATGGTGCAGATAGAGTGCATTTTGAATGTCTAACTAAAGAAGAAAGACAATATTTAAATGTTTGAATTTCTAGCTATAACTATATTAATCATTTTATTTCTAATAGATAAGGATAACAGCTAATGCTATCAAGAAAAGACGAAAGAAACGAAGACGGCTACAGAGATTGTAATCTCTGTGGCCATTCTTTTAATCTATATGCAGATGACGAGGGACTACTCAATCTAGAGGAAATCCTAGAGTGTTCTGAGCAACAACAACAACAATGGCAATCAAACAATCCAAGAATAGATTTAACAAGCTATTTCTGTAGTGATTGTGCCGAACATACCATTCAACAAATAGAGGAGAAAATAAATGTATAGAGCAACAATAGAGTTAGAGTTTAATCAGAAACCTGATGAAGCAGATGTAATCAATTACCTAAATGAATTAATTGATAACGACTGTTTAGGATTTGAGATTAAACAAATTAACAATCCTAATAGCGTAGGTTATTACGGATACAATCAAAAAACGGATAACTACTATCCAAATTTAGACGACTAAGGAGAAGTTAAATGACTGAACATACCGACAAAGTAGAACAAGCAAGATTTAGAATATTCAAAGAGCAAACAAACTACCCTACGATTGAGGGTAGAGCCGAATGGGATTACTTAATCAAACGCTATCCAAATGGCAAGATCGTCAAAGTCTTTGACGACAAACGAAAGAAAAATGAAATCGTAGCAGAGGGAGAGGAAGTTTAATCTTCCTCTCTATTAACTCCTACCTTATCCTTTTTCTTTTTTCCAGAATCTAAAATATCGTCAACGCTAATCATACTTCCCGACTTGTCTTCAATAGCTGTTCCCGACTGTTGATGTTCAATAACTTTGTTCCCGATTAATTGCTGTAGCCGTTTTTCGACTTCCTCCCGACTCATCTGGTCAATCTTTCCATGCAATACTTCCCGACGATCAACAATTAGCCCGCCAAGTTTCAACAACAAATTCTGAGCGTTGATGGCCGCCGTAAAGTTTTCCTTCTCCCACGCCGCATCTCTGAGTTTATACAAGTCCTCGACAGCTCTATCGTGATTCAATTCAAATTTCTTTTTAGCCTCACTCATCAATCTTTCATACTCCCGACGAACATGCGCATATCTCCCGCCTGGTCTCATCAATCTCCCGACGACTACCGGATTCTTATAGCCTGCCTTTTTCGCGGCCTCCGCGAAAGTCAGTCTAGGATCGTTGACTGCATTCCAGACTAATAACCTTTGTCTCTTGGTTAACTTCTTCTCGTCGTCATTCATATATTCAATCGGCATCTCATCTACAGGTTCAAGCGTCGGCTCTACCTTGATGGTTGGCCTTATCCTCATATCGTATGCTGGCATGTTCTATCTTAGTTATCCTCGCGTCAAATTCTTGTAAAAGTTTAGCTAATATCGGTTGTTCTAACAACTCTATCAAATCATCTGGAAGATGCTCCCGACACTTATCGGTTAGTCTTAATTTGTTCATACTGAATAAATTTTATCACACCTTCTACAAATACTTTTGTCAAAGTCTCTGACAAAACTCTGCCAAAACTCTTAACCCCTCGTAAAGTACTGATATAATGTATTATTTATATATAATAATATATATATATTTACCTTATTTATTAGTTTTGTCAGGTTTTTCTTTACCCCCCCTTTACTTTTACGATTATGAGGGATTTTAGGCATATTCTAAGGGGGTACTCTGACAAAATGACAAAACTGCCAAAAGTGCGCCAGTACTGCATTTGCGCCATTTTGACAAAACTGACAAAATGACAAAACTACCCCGTTTTTGCCAAAACTCTGCCTAAAATACGACTAATTGCGGGTTTGAAGGGGGTCTTTTGTCAAAAGTTTATGACAAAACTATTTGTCTTTTTCAGGGGTAAAATCAGGGATAAATTCTATCTCTTTTGTTAGACCAAAAGAATTTTCTAAGATCTCATCTATTTTAAGAATACCTTGTTCGATTGTTGTTGAATAATCGAAGACTCTTGAGGTTCCGAAGGTAAAAAAAAGTAAGGCGACAAATTCCGCATCTGCGCCGCGTTCGATAAGTTCCGAGAATAAAGATTCAAGTCTACGTTCAGCTTCTTGTACGGAAGGTTTCTTCTTTTTGATTTCCAAGACTTTCATACTTGGAGTTTAGCTGAGAATGGTTAAAAAGGAAAGTGAGGTGTTTTGCCGCAGACTACACCTCAGAGTCCGGAGTGTGGGGTAAATGAAAGTATAAGGAACCCCAAAGCGACGCGTCTCTTATTATTTTAACAGGCCAGACGACTTGCCTGCTCGCGATTATCTTCTGGGCGCGTAGTTCTTAAAGAACCCGTCGGTTACCCAGTCAAACCAAAAATCTCTACAACTGCATTCGTCGTAGCGTTTATCAATTTTTTGCATACGATAGTAGAACTCTCCTACATCTTCGCAATCTTGAATGATACCTTCGGCATCTGCCTCCATATCAATTAATAAATCAGATATTCTTCCCATTTAGTGTACCCCCATTTCTCTGATAAGTTTTGCTGATACCTCTTCTATTAAACAAGTAAGTCTAGAAGTATCGTTGGATATCTGCCAAGTGTAGATATCGGTTTTGGTTATTTCTATTAGACCTGCTTTGAAGTATTGTTCCATCAGCGCAAAGATAGAGTCTCGTAAGACATCTCTTGTTTGGTCTATTTGTTCAGATATTGTTTCGTTCATATTAGCTCCTCCGAAAATTATCTACACTTAGTATAGCAAAAGTAGTTTACAGCGCAACTATTATTTGATACATTTAGTAATTATATATAGGAGCATATATGAACGAAGTAAAAAATTTAATTGAAGGCGTCCTTGCCTTACAAAGTCCAACCGCACCCGTCGGCAGAATCGACATGCAAAAAGACCTAGACTCTATGAAAAAGATCAACGCGTTTGTTGAGTACATCTATACTCATCATCCCGCGTTGTTTGAGAAAGCCTACAAGGAAGCCAGCAAGTGAGATTAAGTAAACAAGATATTATTCAATACTTTAAAAACAGAGGATGTAACTTTGAATCCGAAGGTATAGGTAAATACAAAGTTTTTAAAAAATATATTTTTATAGAAGAACTTGACGTAGGAGAAGTTGTATTGTACGACTTTGACGGATCTATTTCCGGAGAAGCTATAGAAGGATATTGTCCTAAAAAATTCAACTGGACCAAAGCATACATGCAAGATTGTATTGAGAACTTACTATGAGATTCTTTTTTAACTACAACGGCAAAGCAGTTGAGTGGGAATGGAAAGATAAAGACAAACAATTTTACAGAACTTATATCCCTAAAAAATCTGAATTGATTATTAAAGGGATAGACGGGGCCGAAAGGCAAATTATTAAAGATACTCTATGGGAGAACATACAAAATGAAATTAGAGAAATCAAAGATAGGAAAAATCAGCAAGCCAAAGAAAGTCGTGCTAAGAAAAAAGCAAATCAATCTTGAGCAAGCTATTAAAGAAACTGAAAAGAAAATAGAACAGCAAATAGCTGAAAGAGAAAAAGAAATAGTGCGCGTTAAAGAGCCTATGACGTTTTCGCAAAATGTATTGGCTATTGTTGTTTTAGGAACAATCGTGCTGATCGCTTGGTTGAATGGGTAACTTCATATTGCCATTTCTTATAACTATAGCTAGTGCAGCAATCTTTGCTGTCGTTGGTTTGTATTTAATAGAAAAATTTCTAAGCAAATGAATTATACAGAGGAAGAAAAAGAAACCTTAGATGCAATTAAAATTATCAGAGCCTATATAAAAAATAACTTAGTGTTTGTAGGCGAGGTAAAGCTAGACGATATGTTGTTTAACTTGCAAGAAGAAATAATAGGTAAGGCGGAGTTTAGATGATTAGTTATTTATGGGGTTGGTTTGACCCCGAGCAACTACCAAGATAATGCCGCTTAGAGACTATCAACAAGAAGCCTTAGATGCGTTAGAAAATTACGTATCTTTAGAAGAGGGCAATCCTTTAGTTGTTATGCCGACAGGTTCAGGCAAGTCGCATGTTATTGCAGAATTTGTACTGCATATGAAACAACAAAAAGATGCTAAGGCTTTGATCGTTAGTCATGTTAAAGAAATTATTTTGCAGAACTATGAGAAACTCAACAATGTTTGGGAAGGAGATATTGGTTTGTATGGAGCTAGCTTTAAGAGCAGAGATACAGACAACGATATTATATATGCGCAGCTGCAATCGGTTTGGAACAAGGTAGGCAAGCTCCCTTCATTTGATCTATTAGTAGTAGATGAAGCTCATCTTGTTCCAAAAGACGGCGAGGGAATGTATCGTTCTCTCGTCGTTGCTTTAAAAGAAAAAAATCCAGATCTTTGTGTAGTAGGTTTTACAGCTACTCCCTACCGTTTAAATTCCGGTATGTTAACCGAAGGTGAAGGCGCTATCTTCGACGATATCGCTATTGACTTTAGTAGTGGTGATAATTTATTACGCTTGATTGATGATGGTTACTTAGCACCTCTAGTAACGAAATGTATGGATACTCAATACGACGTAGAAAGCGTCGGTATCAGAGGTGGAGAATTTATTCGTTCTGATCTACAAGAAAAAATGAACGACGAAGGCAAAACAATTAAAGCCATTCAAGAAACAATTAAAAAGGGACAGAACAGAAAGCAATGGTTAATCTTTTGCGCTGGCGTCAATCATGCAGAGATGGTCTGCAGCATACTTCGTCTCTACGACATCAGCGCAAAGGTTGTAACTGGAGAGACTAGCCAAACCGAGAGAGACCAATTAATAGCAGATTACAAAGCTGGCAAAATAAAAGCGTTGGTTAATTGCGATGTGTTAACAACTGGATTTGATGCGCCTAATACAGATTTGATTGTTATGTTGCGCCCCACTCAAAGTCCAGGACTTTACGTGCAGATGATGGGTAGAGGTATGCGTCCATCAGACGGCAAGAAAGATTGTTTGGTTTTAGATTTTGCTAGAAATATTGAGCGTCATGGTCCAATCAATCAGATCAAACCAAATGCTAAAGGACAGCGCAGAAAGCCAGGACAGATGCTAGTTAAGTCTTGCAAAGAATGTCAGTCGTATGTACCGAAAGCGGCTAATACTTGTCCGGATTGTGGTTACCAATTTCCTATGCGTAAATTGCAACTTGATTTGGTTGCATCTCAGCTTGAAATCATATCTAAAAATCAAAAAAAAGAACGCTACGATTTAAAAGTTATAGATATGTGGGTGGGTCATCATCTTGCAAAAGGCAAGAATGTGCCTGTATTAAAAGTCAGTTACAAGACTCCCAATAAAATTATTAACGAATTTATTTGTTTTGAACATACCGGTTACGCTAGACAGAAAGCAGTAGCGTGGTGGAATCATATGGTTTCTGGCGAAAGTTTGCGTCGCTCCCCTCCGATTACAATAGATGAGGCTCTCTTTCGCCAGACTGAAATTAATAAACCTAATCTGATAAAGGTTGACTTTACAGGTAGGTATCCAAACGTGGTCAATTATTTGTATGCCGATCGGTGATGAAATACGTTTCTACCCTATGCGCAAGAATACAGGCGGACTTAAGTTTGTTCCGTTTGATCATACAGAATTGGACTTAGGTTTTGTCGGAAATAAAGAAGAATACAAAGAATTATTAGAATACTGGGAAATGATAGATAAACCTTATTACGACGAAGCTAAAGATTACGGAGATAATCTGCAATCTATATATAACAATTTAAAGTATTGGCCTAGACCAATGAAACACCCATCTGTTATACAGATATTAATACTGGAGTATGAAAATGGAAATAACTGAATTAAAAGAATATAAATTTACCGAAAGAGGAGACGCGTTTATCTTTGATGATATACCTAATGCCGTCTATCACGCCGGTCCAGGACTCAGTAGCTCTAACGTCAGAGCTTTTGGGCATTCTCAATTACACGCGGTTGAACACGTTCAAGAAACTACGCCTGCTATGAACTTTGGGACGGCTGCACACTCAATGATTGTAGAGGGAGAACAAGCATTTAATAACGACGTTGCTGTTATTACTGGCTCTCCATATACCAATGCAAACAAAGACTTAAAAGCCGAATACGAAGAAAGAGGTTTGACTGTTATTAAAGAAGCTGAGTTACAAGCTATCAAGGGTATGAAAGCCAATCTAATTGATGAAGGCGACGTTTATATTAATGCAGAAGGTAGGCTTACAGAGGCTAGTTTTTATTGGTATGAAGGCGAAATACTTTGCAAGTGTCGTCCAGATGTTCTCTGTCCGCCTATCCAAAAACCTTATGCCGCTAACGATATTGTTGTTGTTGACTATAAAACAACGCAAAGCTGTCACCCTAAAGAGTTTGCTGGTTCGGTTAGAAAATACGGTTACGACATGCAAGCCGCTTGGTATCGCAGAGGAATGGAAAAAGCTGGATTCAGAGTAAAAGAATTTATTTTTGTAGCTCAAGAAAAAGTACATCCATTTGCATCTAAAGTCTTTCGTATGGGTGAAGAGCATATGAATAGAGGCTGGGAGATGATGGAGCAGTATTTAGAGGCTTATAAAAATTATGAAAAAGGCGGTCATTTAACTATCTATAACAGTCCCAATATAGTAGATTTAGAACTGTGATTGAATATAAGTTTAAAGAAGATGAGATTCTTCAAGCTATTAAAGAATATATAGATCAAACTTATAATCAACATTACGCTAACGGTAAGTATCAGGCAACTGATATTATTATTGATAGCGGTCATGGTGAGGGCTTTGCCCTAGGAAACATAATGAAATATGCTATGCGGTTCGGTAAAAAGAACGGTAAAGAAAATGCTGACTTAATGAAAATAATTCATTATGCAGTTATAGCATTGTATGTTAATGGATATAAAAAGGATAATTAAAATGTTTGAAAGATTTGATAAATACCTATGTTACTACAAATCAGAAAATGGTATGCGCGTAGCTGTTCTCAATGCTCCAGATGAAGATACTGCAAAGTTCTTTGTTCAATTAAAATCTATGGAAGAAGATGATGTCTTTGTTCCTGCCGAAGTTATAGAAATCTCTAAATACGATCCATCACATAGAATTAGTTTAACGATTCATTAATCCCCCTAAAGAATGCTAGGTGGGCCCACCTTGAGTGTGTGGGGGGAAAGGAAAGCCCTTTTATGGCGCCCTAGCGCACCTATAAGTTACAAGCTAGGCTTAGCTGGCTTGTTATCGTTAACCCAAGCTGGAGTCTCTAAAGTTGTTTGTGCAACTTTAGGTTTGTCGGTATGACCGACAGACTTAAATCCAATAATATTATTTTTATCTGGATAGTCCGGGTTATTACTTTTCTCAATACCAAAAGTTGAGATAACTTTTAAGCCAACCAACTCGCCAGCATTTGACGGTGGATTGCTTTCAAGTCCAAGAGCTTTGAGAAGTTTAGAAAACTGCCTAGATGCAATCTCTCTAACCATCTCTTGTTTCTCTTGGTCAGGATTGGTATACCAAAGATTAAAATTGTTTCTAGCAATCCAACCTTTGTATTTCTCGCCTGCAACAGCTACCTCTAACTTAAGATAAGAATTACCTGCTTGAGAAACAGTTTTCTCGCAAGTCTTTATCTCAGTCACATAATCGCCTTCGGGGATGAAGGAGTTATCACTTTCTTTCGTTTCGAAATTAAACTTGACATCTGCAAAATCGCTCATATTAGCCTCCTGTTGTAAAACCAAGTTTATTAATAATATGCGTTAAGTTAGGCTCTTCAAAAGTATCTAACTTACCACTCCTGTCTTTGGCGGTGTAATTCGCGCCAAGGGTTGTTTGTAACCAACGATTGGTTACCTTCTTACCTTCTTCATTTTCTTCTTCAAAAACTCTAAGTACTAGAACTTCATCAAAGAAGTAAGGTATTTGAACTGGAAGTTTTGCACCTACCATCATAGGTTGATACGTAAACATTCCGGTTTGCTCATCACGTATCTTGTCCTCTTTAGCAACAAAGATGACGTGAATTTTGAGATCCCTAAACCTACGCATAGTTTTGGTCATAATTTCTATAACCTCGCCATAAGCACGTCTTGGGTCTTTGCTTTTAGCTTTTTCAGCTGCAAGCAAAATCTCTGACATTTCTGTCACGCTGTCCAAGCAAACGGTATCGTAATCAAGTTGACCTGACTCAAGTAGTTGAGCGATCTCCTCGATTTCATGCGCTTCTTTAACCTCAATAGCAGTAACGTTCTCTTGATCTCTAATAGATAAGAGTCCGGCCTCCATACTGATGATTAAAGTTTTGCCTGGGGCAGTTGCGCAGGTAGTCGTCTTACCTGCTCCTGATGCTCCGTAGATTAAGATTTTTGCACCTTGTTTTTCTACGAGTTCATTAGGACTTTTTATACGACTCAATATATCAGACATATATCTTCTCCTTTTTTTTATAAAAAGTATTTTAATTTAATTTATTTAGAATTACAATTAGTCAACAAGAAAATATGAACGGATTGTAAAATGAATGAAGTGCACAAAGATCAATGGAAAGTAAACTATCTTTGGAGGTTAAAAACTTTAACCGATAGAGAGCTTAATACATTTCTTGCAGAAAAACTAGAACCTGAATACAAGGAGAGAGAGGTGCGAAGATATACCTTAAAAGAATATATTGAATTTGTAGGTACAGAACCTGCAGCAGAATTATTTGATTGCTCGCCAGCAACTACTAAAGCTTGGCGATATGGTTTAAGACAACCGTCAATCAAACAAGCAAAAAAAATAATCAAAGCTAGTGGGGGCAAACTTGATTTTGAATCTATATATGGACCGCTAGAAGACAAGAGTGAAAGTTAATAGTGTTCAATTTAAATATTACAGCGCAAGATACTGCGTTGGATTTAGCGCTTGCGTATGCTGAGTTTGGCGTAAGTGTAGTACCACTACATCGTCATAATAAAGTTCCACCTAAAGAGTTAGGCGGATGGCAGCAGTTTCAAGAACGCCAACCAACGACAGAAGAAATTACCAAATGGTTTAAAGGTAGGGATGATTTAGTTGTAGCCTTAGTCTGCGGAAAATTTATAGTAGTCGACGCAGACACTCCTGAAGCTGTTAATTGGGCTGACGCTACTCTCCCTACCACCCCATTCAAAGTCGCTACAGGTAAAGGCGTACACTATTACTATAATAATCCTGAAAACTTTACTACTTATGTAGCAAGAAGAACCGCAACAACCGAACCTGAGAAACTTATAGATATAAGAGGGGTGGGCGGTCTTATTGTTGCACCTCACAATATTCATGCAACCGGAGCTATCTATGAACCAATTACTATTCCTGATTGGGAATTAGATGATATAGATGATCTTCCTGATTTTACTAAGGAGCTTTGGATAAAAATAACTGGAGCAGATAAAGTAAATGGCAAACCAATACAAACACCATTATCTTTAGACGGTGTAACAGAAGGGTCAAGAAATGACCAAGCCGCAAGACTTGCTGGTTATTTAATAGCAAAAGATTTAAATATAGACTTTGTACATTTCTTTGTTAATTCTTGGAATCAACAAAATAAACCACCTCTTCCTGATTCAGAAATACAAACAACAGTTAACAGCATACAAAAAACTCACGAAAGAAAAAACCAACAAGCACCAGCATATATATCTAAATTGCATCATATAGATGAGCCTGTTGATCTATATAACCCACCAGGAATTATCAAAGACATTTACGATTATTCTGAGCGTATAGCGCAGATCTCTCAACCAGCTTTAAGTATGCAAGCAGCACTCGCTCTTTGTTCTGTAACTTTGGGAAGAATGTATAAGACCAATATGAATAATTTCTCATCTTTGTTCTTTATGTGTATTGCAAAATCAGGGCAAGGAAAAGAAAACGTTAAAACAGTTATTGAAGCTATTTTAGATAAAGCTGGTTATTCTGATCTTATGGCTGGTGATGGCTATACATCAAGTGGTGCTATCTATTCTATTCTTAGATATAAACCAACACACATTACAGTTATGGATGAATTTGGTAAGAGATTAGAAAGCATATCTAATTCTAGCAACTCAAACAAAGAAGACGCTATTCAAGTTCTTATGGAAACATGGGGAAGATGTCATGGTACTTTGCGACCTGACAATTATTCTATGATGACGTTAACGCAGAAACAACAAAAAGAAGTGCTAGATAGATCAACTATCAAACCTGCAATAACGTTGGTCGGTATGAGCGTACCAAAGAATTTCTATGGTGCGCTCTCAACCGGTCGTATTGTAGATGGATTCTTAAATAGATTTATTGTTGCTGAATCTACTATTCCAAGAACTGTTGGAAAAATGAAACCATTTGTTGAGCCACCTAAATCAACAACAGATTGGGTAGAACATGTTCGTCAAGTTAAAAATGAAATAGAGCAAATTGCCATCAATAATGCAGAAATGGATTTTAAACAAAGAGTTATAGCTTTCTCAGATGAAAGTAATCATCTTTTAGAAAAGCTTGCATACGATTTAGTGGAGCAACAAAACAGATTAGAAAAAGATGGATTGGAAGTATTGCTATCAAGAACAAGAGAAAAATCTATGAGACTTGCTTTAATTGCCGCGTTAGCAGATGACCGCAATGCAAAGGTTATTCCTGTAGAAATAACTAAGTGGGCAATTGATTACGTTAACTATTACGATCAGCTATTAGTAGAAAGCTGTAGAGATAAAGTTGCTGGATCAGAAATGGAAGGAAAGATCAAGCAAATACTTAACTTTATTAGATCGCAAGGCGACTGGGGTATCAGCAAACGCGATATTGATAGAAGAGAAATATTTAGATCAATGAAGTCATACGAAGTCAAAGAGATTATAGAAAGGCTTAAAAATGCTGGTGAGATACAAGAAAAAGATTTAAAAGCTAAAGGAACAGGTAGACCAACAAAAAGAATTGTTGCGATTGATCCTGAATTTTTTGAAGAAGAATAAAAGGAGATAACTATGAATCCAAAACCTAAGATGGAAACGATCAACGATCAAAAACGGGAAGAACGTGTCGCTGGTTTTATAGAAGGACTTTGGAATGTTCGTTGCAACAAATTACCAGTTAGTTATGGATTAGATTACTGGTGCGAATCTAAAGAAGTATGTTTTTGGATGGAAGTAAAATGCAGAACTTTTAGTATAGAAAGATACGACACTTTATTATTATCGGCATCTAAATTAAGAATGGGTGCGGCCTTATCTATAGCTACTAATCATCCATTTGTAATTGTTTATGCTATGACAGATAGTGTTTATAGCCACACTTGGCAACGCGACAAAGTGTACGATATTCGTTTTGGTACAGTAGCTGAACCAATATACGAAGAAGACTCTGAGCCATATGTGCATTTTTCTAGAGATGAACTTGAATGTTTATCGCCATATCCTCTAGGATTTGATCGCGAAGAGATGGGATTAGTTAAGAAGAAATAATATGCCAATTAATAGTAGAAACAAAGGAGCAGGTTTTGAGCGAGAAATAGCCAAAACTTTAAATGAATTTTTTGAAGAGCAAGGAATAGACTTTGCTTGTAAAAGAAATCTAGATCAATATCAATCTAAAAATCTTTGCGATATCAATATTCCTTTTCACGCCGTTGAATGTAAGTTTTACAAAGAGGGCGACTGGTATCAATCAGGCTGGTGGAATCAAGTATGTGAATCTGCCGGCAACAGAATCCCTGTTTTAATTTTTAAATACAACAGAAGAAGTACAAAAGTTTGCGTACCTATTTACGCTGTTAATACCGAATGGGAAAAAACCAATAAAATAGTAAATGTAATGACGCTAGAAGATTGGTTGGAAGTTCTCAAAAAGAACTGGAAAGAATACGAAAAAATGGATTTTGAAAGTTAGGCTAATCTGCCAAGTCTTTGCGCTATATCAATATTTGCAGGAGAGCCGCCTAATAGACTAGGAGCCATTATTCCTTGCGCTTGTTCAGCACCTATAGGCTCTACTTCTGGAAGATTTAAAGATGTAGTTAACGTCTGTCTTGCTTGAGTGGCCGCAGTTCCAAGTTCTCTACCTGCTCCTCTTAAAGTTTCTAAAAAGTCTTGAGTTACTTGTTCCTCACCAGCTCTTCTAGTTCCTTCTTCGAGACCTCTAGTTATATCTTCGCCAAGCTCAGTTGTTCCAAGTCCAAGTTCTCTGGTTAATGAAAATCTTATTGCTCTCTCTACAAATCTTAAAACCTCTCCTACAGAGCTGCTATCTGTTTTTGAAAGCAAAGAAACAATTCTTGGATTAGAGAATATAGCTTTATATGTTCCTAGAGCTACAGCTGTAGGCAACGCACTTAAATTAAATATATTTAAAGCTAAGGCACCAGCAACCAAAGTACCAGCTCCTCCAGCTTCTTCTGCTCCTACAGTTATTCTTAAAGTCCTTGCATAGTTTTTAAGAGACTCTGCAAGATCTTTTCCAAACATAGCTTGAAGCGTATCATCGCCGTAAGACTGTAAGGCTCTTTCTAAGTTACCTGGTTTAAATATTTCTCCAAGCTTGTTGCTTCCTGGAAGGATTGACTTTTTAATTAAAGATTCTAAAGCAAAATCTTGTACCTCAGCAAAAGCCTCAGGAGATAACTGTCCTTTAATAAATTCAATATCGCCAGCAGATCTTGGTCTGAATAATTTAGCGGCCATCTCTTCTGGAGTTGCAGTATCTAAATTTCTTAGAATATTTCTTTTTTCAAAATCTAATCTTTCAGAACTCGCTTGGGCTTTTTCTCTTAAACCTTTAATAAATTTATTTAAACCCTCAAACCCTTGCGTTGCTTCCAAACCCTCTGCTTTAGAAGTCATATTGTTTGCAAGTCTGGTAAGTTCATCTGGAGTTAAGTTAGGGCTGAGCTTATTAAATTCATCTAACATTTGGAAGAATGTTGTTCTTTGCTTACCAACAAGCTGAGTTAGGATGGCTTCTTTCTTTAAAAGATTATTTACATATCTTGATGGATTCACTATTCCAGTAATAGGATCTGTTGCTAGAGCTATCTCATCTTTAAATAATCTTCTTAAAAGCTGAGTTCTAAGAGTAGCTCTTGTTGCAGTCTTGCCAATTATCTTGCCTTTAGCATCTTTAATAAATATTGGAGATTCTGGCATTGCTGCAAGAATATCTTTTAGATCGCCGTGTTTGTTTTTTTGAATTATGAAATTGTACACATCATCAGGATCTACTTTATTTTGGCCAGCATCTTTTTTAACTCTAAGAACAGCTGCGTTATCAAACGGCTCCATCGACTTTGCATATCTTTGATTTTCTTTATTAATTCTATTAGCCAAATTAAAAAGCTGCTTTCTCTTTGTTTCACTTACTGGTTCTCTGACTATCTTTTCTATAAAGATTGGTTTGTCAGTTTTTGGATCAACTTTTTGTAATCCTGTTTTTGGATCTATTACAGGCTCTTTTACTTTAGTAGCTCTAGTAATAAATCCTAAAGGAGCATCTGTCAGTTTGTCATCTATCATTTCTCTAACAGCTTTAATGACGTTTCCTTTTTCGCCACCTTTTAAACCAGCACTTAACGTAGCTCCAATTAAATCTCCTTTGATACTAATAAGCTGATCTAGTCTTGCTCCATTTCTTAGCTTACCGCCATCTATTTCTTCTTTGAGCTTCATCAGCACTTTAAAATTGATGTCTTCATCTTTGGCTGGAAGCAAAACGTTTCTATCTAAAATTTGATTAATGTATTCACTTATATCATCTAAGTTTATTCGTATGTCTTTATCGCCAGTAAATTTATCTACTTCGTCAAATAAAGTTTTATATCTGCCTTCAAAACCTTTTTGCATATCTATATAAGCATTTTTGATTGTGCTTTGAATGCTTGCTCCAAGCTCTGCTCTTTGAGGAGCTAATAATATTCCAGAGTCAAAACCTCCAGTCTGCTCTGTTAAATCTTCTATTAATCTTTGTAGCTGATTAGACATATCCTCATCTGCTTTTTCTAATAAAGATTTTTTAGATTTTAATTCTGAAATAAGTAAAGAATCATCTGCGTTAGTTAAAGCGTAATCATCTAGACGTGCTTGCGTTTGAGCTATCTTTTCTCTGAGTTGTTTAAGAGCCGCCATATTGTAGGCAATCAATCCTTGATCTCTGCTCTTTCTTCCAAAGATAGTTTCACCTGCGGCCTGCATTCTTCCAGGCAACGCTCTTCCTAAAGCTCTTTGACTTGGAACACCTCTAACGCCGAGATCTTTTACCTCACCTCTTTTAGCGGCTTTTTTAATATCGTTTTCTGTTGCAAGCCTTCCCAGTTTTCCATCCAGCTTAATAACGTCATCCATACTGTAGCCGTTATTAACAACCCAAGTGTCTCTAATATCTGCAATAGGTGCTTTTCTTCCAAAGAAAGCTGCGAATGCTTTTGCTCCAAGTTCTCCAACCCCTTGTCCTACAGTACCAAAAGCAAATTCATTTTTAAGCATATCTGCAACGTCTTGACTGTCTTGTAATTGAAATCCTTGCTGAGCATCTAATACTTCCTCAGCTCCTTTACCTGCAGCCGAACCGAGTCCAGCAGATACAGCTCTAGAAACAGCTGGGCTTCTAAATAAAACTTGCGCCATCTTAACCAATCTAAGATGCGGGCTAAGTGCAGTTATGGCTCCAAGTATCGGGCCGGCAGCTCCAGCAAAATCTGCAAAGTCTCCTGCTGTACCAAATCTGTTTTCATCTATAACAATATTTTTGGTAGATATTTGTTCAGGTTCTAACAAACCTTTTTCTACAAGTCTTCTCTGCCCTTCTGGAGTGATAGCTAGATCGCCTTTGGTAGAACGAGTAAAACCCTCGCTGCCAACCTCTCCTCTAAGGACAGCTTCTTTTTCTAAGTCTAGTCTTTTGCCATCTACTTTAACTGATTCAGCTCTAGCAAGTTTTTGTCTAAGGCTAGGAATATTGATACCTGTTTCGTAATCAAAATATAATTTATCAAAAATAGGAGAAGCTTCTTTCTTTGCTATTTCTGCTTGTAATTTTTGTTCAGCTTCTTTTCTAGAATTTGCGTAGATAGGAACCGTTAAATCGTCGGTTAGTATGAAATCATATTTTTTCATTTTCTAAATTGAGATCTAAAATCTATTGTCTCTGAAGGTTCAACCTCTCCATATGGAGCTGGGCTAAATTCTAGTAAATCTTTAATAGTTTGATAGTCACTAGACACTGCTGAAGAATCTTGCTTAGATCTTCTAAAAAATTCTAAATCTATATTTGCTTGAGATTGCTGTCTTTTGATTGAATCTACAAATCCTTTTCTCGTATCTTTTAATTTATCAATAATGATTGCTGGAGGTGTGAATGTATCAATCGTACCAAAGATATCTTCAATAATCTTTCTATCTAAGTTAGATATAGTCTTACCAGATTCACCCAATAAGTCTCTAATTGATTTTTGTTGTAGAACTTTAACAGCTGCTTCTGCTCTTGTTCTTGGAGACAGTTGATCAAAGTCTTTACCGTAACCTTCTTTAACAAGAGTTAAAAATTGGTCTTTTGCTTTACCTAAAAGACCTACCAATCCAGTTGCGCCGCCAGCTTCTATTTCGCTTATAACGCCATCTAATTTTTTTAAATTATCTCTAGAATTTTGAAACTCTTTTAAAGTGTTTGCAAGACTTTCATCTCTTTTTGCAATAGCTTCTAAATCTGAAATTTTAAGAATTTCTTTTCCTTTTAGCAAAGCTTCTCTTACAGCTTTTTCTTTTTCAAATTCGAGCAATTTTCTTTCTTCAAATGTTTGAGCTGCACCTAAACCAATACCAGCACCTATTTGAGAAGTTTTAGTCATTTGACTTCCAATATTTCCAATATATCTTACAAAATCAGGATTCGAGAATACAGTCTTCATAGCTTCTAAAGAACTTTTTTCATTCTCTACATCAACATAAGGTTCGTCTTCTTTTGTTTCTTTTACTTTTTTGCCTTCTTCTTTCGCTAGTTTTTCTTCTTCAGTTACAACTGCTTCTTCTGGAGTAATTTCTTCTTCAACAACAGCTTCCCCTACAATCTCTTTTTCCGCAGGAACTTCTTCTACAATAGTTGGTTTTGTTAAGTCTTCTAATTCTTTATCTATTGTTGTTTCTACAGTAGGAGCTATTAATTCTGGTGGTTGATATTCAACACCAGGAATAGACTGTAATCTTGCTAAAGATAATTCTTCTCTTGTTGGAACACTTGGAATAGCTTCTCTGAATCTTTTTCTTTGACGAGCTCCACCGGCCACTTCTCCTAAAAATCCAGCAATACCACTTACTGGACCTTCTAATAATCTACCTATACCTAAACTAACATCAACAGTAGCTGAACCAATATCTTCTGGCCTGTAAGCTGTTCCTCTTCTTTCTTCAAATCCAAGACCACTCATTCTTTCAGTAATTTGAAAGGGTTCATCTTCTTGAACAAATTGTTCTAAAATTTTAGCCACGTTTGAACCAAATTTTGCATTTGGGTTATTGATAATTGGATATAAGGTAACACCATCTATATCTCTGTTTTGAACCATCTGTTCAAAGTTAGCTGGCATATTATAAACATCACTACCAATCATTACCTGATTAGGTCCAAGCTCCGGCTCTGCTTTTTCTACAGGTCTTTCTTGCGCAAACATTTCGTCTTCTGGAGCTTCTTCATCTAATCCTGGAACAGGAATAAATCTATCTTGATCTAATTGAGAAACATCTATTGATTCTATTCTTGGAGCAGTAACAATAGTTTCTTGTGGTCTTCTGGGCATAGGTATTTGCACCTGCGATCTAGGATCTACAGGAGCGGGAGCGGGTGTAAATTGAGCAATTAATTCTCTAGTAAATTGCGGATTGATTCCAACTTGAATGCCTTCTGCAACAATATCGTCTGGATTCATTCCAGCCGCAATACGATCAGTTACAAACTTTTGTATGTTACCGCTATAACTAGAGGATACCCCTCCTTGTTGAAACATTCTTCTTTGAAGTACATTCATTGTTATCCTTTAAGCAAATATGTAACCGCCGCCTGATTGAGGTGCTTGCTGATATCCTCCATAACTTGGAGCTTGCTGATATCCACCATAACTAGGCATAGAAGGCATATAACCTGTTGTCATATATCCTCCAGTTTGCTGTTGACCTCCGCCTTGTCCGCCGGCATATATATTAACTCCAGAACCTTGTTGTTGAGGAGCTAGAGCACCGTATGTGCTGAAGAAAGCTCCTAGTCCTTCTGCTAAAGGAGATCTTGGTTCTCTGTATTGTTTTGCTATTTGAGTTTGTCCACCAACATATTGAGGAGCAAACCCTTGAATATATTGCATCGCTTGTATTGGAGCTTGTCTTTGAGCAACTTGTTGTTCGTATTCTCTTCCCAATCTTGTTTCCATCAGCTGTCTTGGTACAGCTCCTAGACCCATTAACTCTTGTCTTTGTTGTTGTCCTAATTGTTGATAAGTTGCTCCAAGTCCGCCAAGTTCTCTTCCATAACCAGCTAGCTCTTGACCAACTCCTCTTTCAAATTCAGCGGCTCTTTGTAAAGCTCCCCTACCAAATTCTGATTCTCTTTGAGCTGCTCCTAAGGCTTGTCCATATCCGCCTGCTCTGATTTGAGCAAGAGCCTCGCCTAAGCCTTTTCCTAAAGCTGCTTGTCTTTCTGCAGCTCCAAGCCTAGCTCTAGAACCAAATGCTGATTCTCCGCCTCTAGCAATATCAGCTGCTCTTTGTTGAATATCCTGTAAAGCCCCACCCTTCATTACATCTTGAATAGTTTGTTGTACTACTTGTTGTTCAAAAGGATTGTAAAAACCACCTATAGAAGTTGGATCAAAACCTCTTAAAGATGCTCTAGATAAACCTCTTTGAGATCCTATAGTTCCGAGACCACCTAAAATAGCTTCTTCTTGAGCTTGTAAATATGGTTCATATCCGCCAATACCGCCGTAAGCCTGTTGAATAGCTGCTGTTTCTAAAGGAGATAATCCTGCGGTTTGTCTTAATATTGCAGGTTGATCTAAAAATGTTTGTTGCGCTGCTCTTCTAGCTTCTGAAATAAGTCCTGGATAATCAGGAGAACCAAAATATAATTCACGTAACGCAGGATCGGATAGAACTTCGGTTCTATCTACTGCACTCAAAACTGGTAACATTTGACCGTTTGCCATTCCGCCTCCTATAGCTGGACTATTTGCCCTACTATCTCTTGGAACTGCTTGTCTCTCACCATTTGGACCATAAGCGTATGCAAAACCTGGAGGTGGCGAACCCATATCATAAATTCTTCCTTCAGGGGGTGTAAATGAATAACCTTCAGGTAAAGCCATTATATTGCCTCAAAAATATTCATTAATTCGCGCATATTTTTTACGCCTTGTTCTCTAGATGATTTACCGCCACCTATAAGCTCTATTCCTTGAGGAGTTTTTTTGGTTGTAAAAGATCCTGCTCCTCTTACAGCTTTTGCAGTCATTACATATTCACCATCGCTTAACATGGCTGGAATATCGTCTGAAGTTCCAGTACCTGGTCCAGCTGATTCGCCGCCATTACGCATATCGAGCTCTTCCATCATTACGGCGCCGCCTTTTGCAAATTTTAAAGTTTGCTGAGCTGGTCCCAAACCAAACTCTGCTCTAGTACCCCCAGTACCTAAAGCTTTTGAAAGTTGGTATCTTCCTAGAGGATCCATCGTTACTGCTGGAGTTTCTGCTAAACCACCCATTCTTGATTTAACATCTTCGTAAGTTACTTTTCCAAGAAGCGCTCCTAATCCACCAGCACCTAATCCTGTTAATTGTCCATCTTTATAAAATGGGCTTGCTATAGATCCTAAGAAATCTGAGATGCCGCCTCCAAGTTTTGATAAAAATCCTGGTTGCTGCTGTCCAGCTACATTTATAAAACCGCCCATTTGTTGAGGATACATCATTCCTCCGCCTGGCATCATTCCACCCATTCCTCCTTGTTGAGGTTGTTGAAACAATCCTGCAATACCTTGTCCAAGAGCTCCAAGTCCTTGACTTAAAGGAGTTCCTGTATATAAACCAAAATCTTGTAAGTTTTGTCCTAACGTTCCAAGTCCTGGAACTTTGCCTATTATTTTTCCTAAACTACCAATACCACCTGTAAGCGCACTTCCTAACGCGCTTGCTCCGGATGACAAAGCTCCACCTATTCCTGGTATTTTAGAAAGAACAGATGTTGCTGCTCCACCCAGTCCACCTAAAGCTGAACCTAAAGCTGGTCCTACTCCTGGAATAAAAGTAGCTGCAACTCCCAATACAGGAGCAGCTTTTTTAACTACGTTTTTAACTTTTTTCCAAACTTTAGAAAGAAAACCAAACTCTGGTAATCCTGTTAAAGGATTTAAATCCATATCGCCGTTTCCAACGACAAATTGATTTGGATCAACTCCATATTTAGAAATAGATTTTCTGATTAAAGCATTTAAGAAAGGATCGTCGCGTAGTACTTGAGCTGGGATAACCATTTCATCTGGCGCAACGTGCGCAAGAAACGTATCCTCGTTTCTTCCCATACCTGCAACGCTTTGTAAGTTTTGTCTTTGTTGTCCGTTTAGCATATTAATATAACCTATATGTTAGCATTTTTAAGGCGTTGATACAGTAACTGAGCCTAATCCAGTTGTAGCAGAAAGTCCTGTCAGATAAGTACGATGGCTGGTTAAATCTATAAACTCGTATCCATCCCAAACCTGCAACACTTCTGTAGTTGTATTGAAGATTAGCGTGCCAGGATTAAAATTAAGCTGATCACGTTGAGTAGTCGATATAGCTAAAGTATTATACGGATCTACTGCTCCTAAGTTTATCTCTAAAATACGTACAAGTCTATTAAAAAGGTCGGCAGAAACAGTTTCTCCTTGCGCTAACGGTAATCTAGTTGGCAGCAGTTTAGCCATTATCTTCTACCGTCTTGCCTGATATCTATCCTTGTAGCTCCCAATCTCCAACCTATACCTAGATTACCATCATCTGTAGCGTCGTCATCAGATTCAAATCTAAGCGCTGCTTGTCTTCCTCTGCCCCTAACGTTGACTTGACCAGTATTGCTTTTAATAGAACTGGTTGAATCTATTGATAGGGAATTTCCTGGAAAATCTCTAGTTTGTAAAACTATATTAATAGAGCAATCATTTTCATTTTGTAAAAATTTAAAATCTGGTATAAGTCGTCTAATAAATTGAAAACTCTCGCCATCACCTATATCAAAGTCTGAGCTTTGAATATAAACATTTGTCATCGGCGATCCATCTGCGTCAAAACCGTATTCTTGTTGATATAAATAACCGTTAGTTACTGCTCTTGGATATGGCTCAACGCCTGTATCTAACCAAGCAGTTCTAGTTAATTGACCATATGACCAAGCATCTTCTGTATAGTTATAAAGAACGTATCTATCAATATTGTCGCTGTTAGCAGAACAATAGAACCAGCCTACTTCAGTTTTATCGTTAATTGTAAAAGCGTGTATTTTATAAGCTTGATCTAAATTGATATTGCTAAATACGTAATTTTGTACTTGACATCTAACAGTTTGTACAGATCCGTTATATACGTAGAAGTTATTGTTACTCATCCAAAATGTACCGTTAGGAGCAGTTGCGCAAGCCTTTGGTCCAACTAAACCAGCTCCTTCGTTAATTAGGTTAACTGCAAATGTATAAGGAGGGCCAACAAACTGCATACTATATAAAGAAGTGTCTGTCCAAATAAGTGTTTCTTGTCTAGCTTTGCAACCGCCAACAATTTGAGATCCTGAGGAAAGTCTTACAGATCCAGCAGTATTCGTAATTAAAGGCTCAAAATCTAATTCGTTTTCTTGATCGGAGAATGCAACTAACATCGGATCAATAGATCCTGTTCTTACACCTCCTGAAATTGGATCAGCTCCTAAAACAATCAAGTGTCTATCGGTTTCTGAAGTAATAACTTGTAATCCTACAGTTGGAACTAGATTGGCTCCAGATCTTTGCGATAATTCAACGGCTCTAGTTGTTACGCCGTTGTTTTCAATCCATTCGTAAATGCCGCCACCTCTGACATTCATTATTAAGTTCTCGCCGTAGTTATCGTGAGTCCAAAGCCTTAGCTGATTTGCTGCAGATAAAGCAGTTGATGATCCGTATGCTCCAGCACCCCAAGTTCCTACGCCATATCCAGTAGAACCAACATATACATCCAAACCTGTATTGATTTGGTATTCTCCTACTACTGAAGCTCCTCCGTCGCCTGTATCAGAAGAGTTGGCGGTTACAGTATTGCCACTTGTATCTTTAGCTTCAATAGTATAATTGTCGGCATCTATAATAGTTGCTATTTGATATTCTTGATTGAGAACTGTATCGGTAATATTTCCGCCTAAAGATACTGCACCTGAGAATGTAACAAAATCGTTTTGAACTGCTCCATTTGCAGTATCTGTTACTGTAATAGTTGCATCTCCATCTACTGCAGCAAAGGTTACATCTCCTGCAGCGGTAGTAGATCTAATAGGGGTTATGTCGTTGTAGCCAGAACCTTCTTGTATGTAATATTTTAAATTTGTTCCAAGACCAAGATACTTAGTTCCTTCTAAAGCAATCCAAGCGTGCAAAGCTCTGCAAGTTCCTAAAAAAGTATTAGATATTATCTTAGTCCAACCGCCAAACTTTTCCGGTCTGCCTTTTCTAAAACGAACTAAATTACCGTCAAACCAACCACCCTCGTTATCGTAGTCAGTTCCTTCTCTGTTTATGCCTGGTCTAAATACTGCTTTCTGTAGTGCCATCCAACGGTTCCAATTCTGGTATCTTGTTAAATATTAATAAAGTTTTAATTAAAGACTCTTTAGAGTCAATATTTTTTAAATTTTCTATAGTTTTGGCGACAGAATTTTCAACTTCGCTGAAAGGCAAAAAGAAAACCTTATCGATTGGCAAGGCAACTAAGCAGAAAATATCTACTTGCCCGCTACCATATCTTAGCATTTTATTCTTTCTTTTGTTATCTGCGTTAGAACGAAAGTCCCAACGATAATAATTTTTACTATCTTTGGTATAAATGCTATTAGTTGTTTTTACTTGTATGCGATAAAACTGTCCTTGATGATCTAGAATAAGATCGGATTTATGGCCTTCAGGAGCCAATATAACAGAGTCGCAATATCGCAACAAAAATGATGCTGCTAGATATTCACCCGCAAGAGCAACTCTTGCTGAAGGATGCGCCATCTAAGCTCCTAATTTCTTTCTTCTCTCAATTTCGTTTTTGATTTTTTGTTTTACTTTTGGGCCCATATTAGGCATTTCAAGCAATTCTTTTAGTTCTTTAATATTAGCCATTTTCATATAAGAATGTTCTTGCTTCATTTTTCCAGTAGCCTTATCTCTTATAGAATGGCTTTTTCTTAGCTTGATAGGCATGTTAAATATGGCGCCAATCTTTACCTTCAAATAATAAGGCTTCAGCTTCTCGTCTTCTAACCAATCCAGCTAAAACTTTGCCGCCAGCTTTGTTCCATTTTTTAATTTGTTCTGGAACTTTATCGTATTCTTTATTATTTAATTTTTTTAAAAGAGTAGAAGATTTTAAATTAGATGGTCCTAAGTTATATACCCAAGAACAAAGAGCGTCGAATTGTTGTTGATTTAGATCTACGTGTACGTAATCGTTAATATATTGCTCGTATTCTTCTTCAAGTTCTCTTTGCAACATATAGTCAGCTTTATCTTGCGTCCACTTATCGCCCTCTTGAACACCTTTAATATGTCCGTATCCAATTGTAAGAACGCCAACTGCGTCAAAATATGCTTCAAGTTCGCAGCCCTCAAAATGTTTAATAAGTTCTAATCCTTCATCTGATATGTGCATTTTAGTCATCCTTGCTAGGCGTGTTAGAAGCGCCAAAATAAAACGAAATAACCGCACTTGCTAGTCCTCCCAAATACCCAAGAACTAAGTTAATAAGTGCTTCAGAGTTTTGCTCAGGCGGTTGAATGGTTACTAAGAATATGTAGCCAAGAAATCCTCCAACAGTTGCAATACCCATAATTCTTGCAGTCCAATCTTTGCTAAATTTTCCTCTAGCATCTTGTTTGTCTTGAACTTCTAATTTGAATATATCTATATCTAGTTCTTTCATTTGAACTTCAAAAGCCTGTTCTGCTTTTTTTAGTTCCATCATTTGTTCGGGAGTTGCTTGTTGAATGGCTTGATCGATTGCTTTAGGGGTGTTGTCGCATTTTAAAACATCGCAAATAACTTTACTTGCCATTCCTCCAAGCGGTCCGCCTAAAGCAGATCCAAGCGTTGGAGCTACGCTACCAACTACATTTTTTAATATTCCTTTTAACATATTATTTCCAAGTATATATCTTCAAAGGCTTGCTTTTGCCTTTGACCATTATAGGTTCTAATTCTAGCAAATGGTAGCCACACATCAACTCAGTACTCTCACCTATTAATATATTGACTCCACGCTCTTTAGTAGCAGATTCTAACCTTGCTGCTGTATTAACAGCATCTCCTATTGCGGTATAGTCAAATCTATTTTCGCTACCCATATTACCAACAATAGCTTCACCCGTATTGATACCAATACCTATAGCTATTCCTGGCAGATTTTCTGATTGCAGCTCTTGATTTAATATTTCTATATTCTTCATTATCTCTACGCCACATTCTACTGCTCTCTTAGCGTGATTACGCATATCTAAAGGTGCGTTAAATATAGCCATCATCGCATCTCCAATATATTTATCTACCATACCCTCATACTTTTGAACTGCCTTTTGTTGAGCAGTTAAAACCTTGTTCATAATATAAGTAACTTCTTCAGGTGTAACACTTTCAGATAAAGCGGTAAAACCTCTTAAGTCAGTAAAGATAAAAGTACAGTTTCTTTTTTCGCCACCTAGTTTTAATAGATCAGGATTCTTTTGTAATTGTTTGACTTGTCTTGGGTCAAGATAGTGTTCAAATTGTTTTTTAATTTGTTGTCTAAGTTTGAATTGTTCTTTGAATCTTAAATAGAAAGCTAACGTGCCTACAATAAAACTAGATATAAACGCCCAAGTTATATCTATCAATAAACCATTCTTGATAAAAGTTGAGCCAACAACTATTTGTATAGCTAAAACAAATAAAAAACTTATTGCACTTAACGCAATACCAAAGTAACTAAGACAAATCCAAACCAATACTACAGATATAAAGAATATGAATATTTCAACCGCTAGACTATAATCAGGAATATATGGTGAATCTTCTATCAAAATGGATTCGGCAAGTGCTGCTTGGATTTTGTGTGGTTCTAATAAGCCTGCTGGCGTTGCCACTTGCGGCATTACACCTTGCGCTGTTACCCCTACAAAAACGAATTTATTTTCAACATCCATTTCGGCAAGAGTAGTTTCAGGCGTATCAACCCAACTGATCCACTTGCGGCCTAAACTATCTGTCTTAACTGGTGGTATGCCTTTGACAGTTATTTCTTGAATACCATTTTCATTTGTTTTAATAATGTAGGTATCAGAGCCTGCTAGTATTTTTAATACTTGCGTACCGTAAGCAGGTATCCAACCATCCGGGCTTTTCATCAATAACGGTATGCGTCTTACCAAGTTATCAACATCTACGGGAGCAACGGCTACACCTTCTGGAGCCGCTATGACGTTTTGTCTTACACCTCTGGCTGAATAACCAATGACATCCGGACCAAGTATGACAGTTCCTGTTGTTTTAGGATAAAACTTGGTATCGTTTTCAAACATCGCCAATACCGTAGGTACGGTCATATTAATGGCTTCTGCAAATTCTTGATCGCCTCCAAATCTATCTTGTTCGGTAAAAGCTATTACCCAACCAACCCCAATAGCACCTTTGCCATACAGTTGTTTTTGGATTTCTGCAAGTCTTTGTCTTGGAAATGGGTAGCCGCCTTCTTTGACTACGTCAGCTTCAGTAATATTTAAAATAGTAAAATAGCCAGATGGAT